AGTCGGGGCCCTGCGGGGCGCGGGCCGTCAGCTTGCCCGTCGCCTGATCAATCGCCGCAGCGGCGGGCGCAGCAATTGGCGTGGCGGTGTAGGCGAGGGGCAGGCTAGTGATTGACGCGGGGGAGATGTCGGAACTGAGCAGGCTTGCACCGCGCTCGGGCGCGGCGAAGGGGATGTTGACCGGAAGTTCCTGCACCTCGACTGCGCCCGGACGCGGGGCCGTCAGCGGCGCGCGTGAGGGAACAGAACCCGTTACGTCGTCAGCCTTCGCCTGCACCTCACGCGCCAAGCGCAACGCCTTGTCGGCGCGAAAGAAGTCAGCGGCGCTCTCGGGATCGCCCCAATTGGTCGGGGATGCCACCTCGCCTGTGGACTGGTAGTCGGGGCCGGAGAACAGGTCGGACAGGAAGCCGCCGCCCGCGAGATGGTGGCGAATGGCGTGGAGGGCGGCCTCGACCGTGCCGCCATCGGCAAAACGGCCCTTGGCCCCAAGCATAATGTGGCGCTCAGGCGTGGATGGCGTACCGCCCGCCTCGACATACCAATTCCCACTGGGCGCGGGATAGTAGGGCTTGGCGCCGCCCTGCTTTCCAATTTGACCACTGTATTGAAGGCCATAGGATGGAAGTCCCTGTTCACCCATGCGGCTGGCACTTAGAGCAAGCTGATTATCATCAATCTGCTTGGCAAGACGCAAGGCATTGACGGCATGAGCCCCGGTTTCACCAGCCTGATTGGTGCGGCTCAAGGTGGCGCTCAAACCCTCGGGGAGCTGCGTCGTAAAGCGCCCGCCGTACATGGGGACGCCCTCGTCCTGCCCGGATAGGATGGCGCCGCCGCTGAACGGCCCAAGGCTGGTGTTAGTGGAGTAGGATGCCGACCGTTGTTCAGGGATAATTTCCCCTTCGCCTGTCAGGTAGCGATCATCGTCCGCCATTTTACTACTCCGCCGTCAGGGGCTGTTCATTGGCCTCAAGCCGCTGGATCATGCCGGGGTCTAGCAGGCTCTGGACCGTCTGATCCGCGCCGGGGACGGTCGCGATGGTCTCGGCGAGCTTCACGGCGGCCAGCCTCTCTCGGCTCTCGCGGTCGCGCTTGCGGTTGATGGCGTCCATCATCGAGTCCTGCTGCTTGTCTTGAAGCTCCTGCTTCTTGACCTGCAAGTCAGCCATCTTGAGTTGGTCCTCAACGGTCGGGCCTTGTGCGCCCTGAACGCCTTGGCCTTCCTGCGCCTTGGCCGCAACTTCCTGCTGCTTGACCTGAACCATGGCGGTCTTGGCATCCGCCTCCTGCTTCTTGATCTGCACCATCGCCTGCGCGTACTGGACCTCTGGCGGGGGCTTCTGCTGGAGCGAGGAGGGCGGCACCATGAACTGCTGCGGGTTCGACCAACCCATGGCCTGCAAGGCGGCGGTGTCGATGGCGATGGGGTCGTAGAGGCTGGGGTTGCCCTGCTGGAGCTGTTTCAGGCCCATGATCTTCATCATGCGCTGAGAATGCGAAGCCGTGTTCGGGTCAGCCTGCGGCACAAGCTGGCAGTCGTTGAGCGCGGCGAGGAACGTTTGCTCATCCCACGGATATGCGGGCTTCTTGTTGCGCTGCCAGAAGCTCTCGGGGTTTTCCTGAAAGCAGCGAGTCAGAAGCTGAAACTCCTGCGCCTGCGCCGCGTGCATCCGCTTGTGGACGGCGTTCAGGACCTTGGTGGCTTGGTCAATCATGGCCAGCGTCGTGCCAACGGGCGCGTCGGCGCGGCCCTCGCCCACCTGCATCTCGGACGTGCCGCCAACCCTCATGCCGGTTTCTGCCATGTTGCTGACGAGGTTCATCAGCGCCGGGCCAGGCTCTTTGTAGGGGAGCGGCATGATAGCTTGCTGGATTGGCATGCCGCCAGTCTTGACCAACGCCCCGCCGCCGGGCGGGACGCGGAAGATGTTGGTGTTCTGCCGGGCGCCGGTATCCGCCATGAGGAAGCCGGGGAAGTTGGCGTACATGCCCGCGTCCAGCATCTCGCGCCACGCCGCCGTGATGGCGTTGGTGGTGTTGCCGAGGATGTGAAGCAGGCCGATGTCGTAGAAGCCGAGGCCCGGGACGAAGGTGTACTTGATGAAGTTCGTGCGCGCCTCTGGCAGCTCGGCCTCGTCCTCGTCGTAGTTGCGGACGATGGACAGGACTTCGCGGGAGGACAGGTCGATGGTCACGCGGTAAGGAATCTCAAGACCGGATTCTTTTCCTTTATATTTATGTTCAAAGCCCGGAATGTCTAACTCGCAGTAAACTTCATAAATCTCGCGGTCGCGGTCCTCGGGGCGGAAGCTGCCCGCCGAAATGCCCTGCTGCGCCCGCTCCTCGCGCTGCGCCGCGTCNAGATCCGGGTCTTTCGGGGCGGGCANGTCAACGTCGCGGTAGACGCCGAGGATNTGGAGGCGCCGAACGGTGCTGGAGCGCATCATCGAGCGGTGCGTGATCCGCTTGGCGTTGCGCAGGTCGGTCGCCGCGTTGTTCACGATCAGATCGTCCGCGTCCACGCTCTCTGATACCGGGCGGCCACGGAGCGGGCAGAAGTAGACCTTCTTGAAGGACGTGCCGCCAAAGCCCAGCATAAGCAGCATCCGGTCGGTGTCGGGGTAGTACTCGGACGCCGTGGCTGTTAGGTAGTGATTCAGGTCACGCTCAAGCGCGTTGGCGAGCGTGTCCTCCTCCAGCGTGGCGTTATTGTTGTCGTCGCGGATCTTTACCGGGCCGTCAGTCGGGAGCAGCTCGGAGCGGGCGTTGGCCTGAAAGCGCAGGACCGCCTCAAGCAGGAGCGGGTGTCGAACTTTTGACATGCCCTCGACCGGGGCGCCGTCAGCGCCGCCCTGCAAGCCGGGGATTTCCAGCTTCAGGCCGAGCAGCTTGATGCCCTGCGCGCGGCCCTCAATCCAGTCGCGGCGACTTTCGATGTCGTCCTCGATGCCCCGCAGAAGCTCATCGGCAATAGAGCCGAGCGCGCCTTGGTCAATGTCCTCAACCAGATTGTCAAACCAGCCGCCCTTTTTGCGCCCGGGCTGATCGACGAGGCTTTTGCCGTCCATGCTGATCGAGATCGAGCCGTCCTCGTGCTCAATGCGCAGGATCGGCTCGTTGTCGTTCAGCTCCGGCGCCGGGCCGTCATCCGCCTCAATGATCACGTCTGGCGCCATCGGGATCGCCGCGTCGGGCATGCCGGGCAGGCGGATATTTTGGGGCGCAAGGCCGGGCAAAGGCATGATTACGATCCTTGAACGGGCGGCTCGGGCAATGCTTCCATCTCCGCGACGAAGCGGGCAATGCCTTGCTGTGCCGCGATTGTATCAGATTGAGCCATGATCTCATAGTGACGGACGTAGTCGTAGGGCGCCTGCCCCCAGACCTCAACCCGAAAGTTCCCAATCCGCTTGGGCGTGTTGGGCGTGATGACATCGACGACGGCGCTGGCTTGGATCATGGGCTTGGCCTTTAAATTGGGTAGAGGGGAGCGGGCGTCTTGCCAACATGGCGGCGCCCGGCGTCGATCTCAGCCATACGCTCTGGCGCGCGAACGAGCAAGCCGGTCTCGCGCAGGTGGCGCAGGGCCATCGAGACGGTGTCCACGAGGTCGTCGTGCTTGCCCTTCGGGAAGACCTCGCACTGGCGGATGACCATGTCGGCCCAAGCCCGGTCGGGGGCGTAGATCATGCCCTCGCTAAACAGGTGCTGGATGGAGTAGACGCGCGCCAGCTTGTCGAGGCTGCCGGGGTTGATGAGCTGGACGGCGAAGTCCTCGGCCCCGTACAGGCGCCGGATCTCCTGCGCGACGGACAGGCCGGACGCCTTGGCCTCGACCAGCAGCTTGTCCACGCGGAACTTGCGGCAGGTAGCCGCCACCTTCTCGACCAACTTGGACAGCTCAAGGTGCTCCTGCCACGCGCCCATCAGGAAGACGCGGGGGACGGACTCGGGGTTGTGGTCGAGCATGTCGCGGATGCGGACGCCCTCGTCAAACTTGGCGGCCTCCTCTTCGACGCTCTTGAATCGGCCCCGTGGGCTGACGAAGTTGTCCGACCGGGCGGACGTGGCGATGTCGCCCGAGAAGACGCCCCAGACGGTCATGGCACTGGGATCGTTCTCGGTCTTCGACGTGTAGGCCGTGTCGATGGACGCAATGATGTAGTCGAAGGCCGGGTAGCCCTCCTCCATCCACGTTTCCCACCACTGGGCCTTGATGACGCCGCCACCACGGGGCGTTGGCTCCTGCTGGAACTGGCCTGCGGTGGCGTAGGGGCCCATGACCTTGCTATCGCGGTCCACGACTTCCTGCGGGAAGCGGGCGGGGAAAAGCAGCTCGCCCTCGGTCTCGCGCGGATCTTCGATGCCCAGCTTGGTCGGGTAGGCGCGGGCCTTGTCCAGCATCATGGGCAACATGACGTGATCATACCCGAGGCGCTTGTCGAGGATGACGCCGGACACGTCGGCCGCGTGCAGGCGCTGCATGATCACCAAGATGGCGGAGCTGTCGGGGTTGTTGAGGCGCGTCGGGACGGCTTCGAGGAACCACTGGACTGTGGACTGGCGCTGG